GACTGCACCGCAGCGTGATGGTTGAAAAACAGTGGCGGCAAGATGCGGGCGATGACGTCAAACGCTACCGCTGGTTGCGCGACCACATTGGCGAAACACCGCTGAACCCACGGGGATTTGCCAGCGAAATTTGCCCTGACACACGCCTGAAATGGGAATTGCCGACGCTGGTGTCCACGACCTGCGTTGGCGGGATGGTGTCATTTGACGAGGCGATCGATCTGGCGATGGCACATACACATAACGTCTGAGGTAACCGGCCTCGCGCGCTTTTTGCGCGAGGTCCGGTTGACCGAGTAGTTGGCAGGCATGGATTCTTGGAGACGACATTGGAATACCACGATTTTGTACGCGCGAAACTCGGCACGGCGGCGGCAAACGGTATCGCCGAGCCAGTGCGCGACTACGGCCTGTTTCCGCACCAGCGCGACATTACAGCATGGGCGCTGCGGCGCGGGCGGGCTGCGATCTTCGCCGATACCGGACTCGGCAAGAGCCGCATGCAACTGGCCTGGGCGGATACCGTGCACCGTGAAACTGGCAGTGATGTGTTGATCCTAGCCCCGCTGGCCGTGGCCGAACAAACCGCCGAGGAAGGCGAAAGCATCGGCGTTGCCGTGACGCACGCCCGCGAAGGCGCAGACGTTCGCCCTGGCATCACCATCACGAACTACGACCGGCTGCACAAGTTCAACGTTTCGCGCTTCGGTGGGGTCGTGCTCGACGAGTCGAGCATCATCAAGCACCACGCGGCGAAGACGCTACAAACGCTGCTTGATTCATTCGACGCGACACCGTACAAGCTCTGTGCAACTGCGACGCCAGCCCCGAACGACTGGACGGAACTCGGCAATCATGCGCAGTTTCTTGGTGTGCGATCGCGGGCGGAAATGCTCGCCGAGTTCTTTGTCCATGACGGTGGTGACACGCAGACATGGCGGCTCAAGGGCCACGCGCGGCAAGTGTTCTGGCGGTGGGTGGCATCGTGGGGTGCGATGGTCCGTTCCCCTGCCGACCTCGGCCACGACGCCAGCGCCTACGCGCTCCCGCCGTTGAACGTGTATCAGCATACGGTCGAGACCGAGCACAACCCAGCGCATGGCCTTTTTGCGATGGAAGCGCAGACGCTCATGGAGCGCCGCGACGCCCGCCGCGCTTCGCTGGTTGAGCGGGTGCGCACCTGTGCACAGATGGTCAATGCCGACCGGCAGCCGTGGGTCGTGTGGTGCGACCTGAACGCGGAGGGCGACGCTCTCACGGCCGCCATTGATGGCGCGGTGCAGATTGCCGGCGCGGACGATGCCGACGTGAAGGAACAACGATTGCATGACTTCGCGCACGGCAAGATTCGCGTGCTGGTCAGCAAGCCGTCTATCTGCGGGTTCGGGTTGAATTGGCAGCACTGCGCCCGCATGGCCTTCGTGGGCGTAACCGACTCTTTCGAGGCTTACTACCAGGCCGTGCGGCGGTGCTGGCGCTTCGGACAGCAGAGACCAGTCGACGTGCATGTCTTCGCCAGCCAGCAGGAAGGCGCAGTCGTCGCCAACCTGCGGCGAAAGGAAGCCGACGCGCGGGCGATGGCCGACGCGATGGCCGCCGAAACACTAGACGCGGTGCGCGAAAACATCCTCGGGCGCACCAAGGACACGAACCCCTACCACGCCACGGCGCGGATGCTCGTGCCGAGTTTCATGGAGGCCGCTTGATGCAAACGCGCTGGCAGTCGTTCTTTGAATCCTGCATCAACATCGCCATCGGCTACGGCGTAGCGCTGCTGTCGCAGATTCTCGTGTTCCCGCTGTTCGGTATCCATATTCCGCTGGCGAGCAACCTTGCCATCGGGGCCATTTTCACCGTCATCAGCATCGCCCGCAGCTACGTGGTGCGGCGCGTGTTCAATCGACTTCACGGAGCGAAAGCATGAACTGTCTGGATCAAACCATCGGCGAGAACTTCGCGCTCTACCACGGCGACTGCATCGAGGTGCTCAAGGGGCTGCCGGATCGCAGCGTGCATTACTCGATCTTTTCGCCGCCGTTCGCCAGTCTCTACACCTACAGCAACAGCCCGCGCGACATGGGCAACTGCCGCAGCAACGAGGAATTTTTCGAGCACTTCGGCTACCTCGTGGATGAGTTGGCGCGCGTGATGCAGCCGGGTCGAAATGTCTCGTTTCACTGCATGCTGTTCCCGGCGAGCAAGGAACGGGACGGGTTTATCGGCCTCAAGGATTTTCGCGGGGATCTGATTCGCGCCTTCCAGGCAAAGGGATTTATCTTCCACAGCGAAACCGTGATATGGAAAGACCCGGTAACGCAAATGCAGCGAACGAAGGCACTCGGGCTGCTGCACAAGAGCGTGCGCGAGAACGCCAGCATGTGCCGGCAGGGCATACCGGACTATCTCATCACGATGCGCGCGCCGGGCGATGTGGTCGAGCGAGTGAAGCACGCGGCCGATGATTACCCGGTATCGAAGTGGCAGCAGGTGGCCAGCCCGGTATGGATGGACATTGACCCGTCCGACACGCTGCAATACGCCAGCGCCCGCGAGCATGACGACGAGCGGCATATCTGCCCCCTTCAGCTCGGCGTAATTAGGCGAGGAATCGATCTATGGACTAATCCCGGCGATGTGGTGCTGTCTCCGTTTATGGGGATTGGGTCTGAAGGTTATTGCGCCGTACAGATGGGGCGAAGATTCATCGGCGTCGAGCTGAAAGATTCGTACTTCCGTCAGTCCGTTATGAACATGAAAAACGCCATGAGAACTACGCAGGATTTGTTCTCGGAGGATGGGGCATGAAGCGCAAGACCTACGACCCGATATTGCGCGTGCAACCGTGGCGCGTGATGGCCGTGTTTCAGCCGCTTGAGCGCGTACTTGCGCGGCTGGAGATTGACGGGACGGTGGATACGGATGGCCGACAAGTCGTCTTCAAGAAAGGCACGCGAGAAGACTGGTACGACCTGCCGGCCGCGATCCGAGGCGTCGCGCAGTTTCACGATCTCGCCGGTAGGCATGGCGTGGCCGTCGACGTAACGCCGCTGGAGCGGTTCGCCAACAAGCTCGAGGCCGGATCGCCGGTATTCGAGCAGGACATTGAAACGGTCAAGAAGTGCATCAACGCTTGTTGGCAACAGGCACTGATGCTTCGCGAGTCGCAAGCAACTTCGCTGCTCGAGACGGTGAGGATCAGCGAGGCAATGGACGATTTGGAAGGGAGGAAGGCAGCGTGAAAGAACGACTAACGCTTGAAGTGAGCGGGCTGAGCGGATTTTTGCGAAGCTCCGCTGGACTGCCGGGTTATGCCGCTGGTGGAAACGGAGAACGGAAATGACGGACTACAAGAGCATGTTTGAACAGGCCGTGCGCACGCTGGCCGCGATTGATGAGGCGCTTGGAATCGGCGATGACGGATGCGGCGACCCTGACCAGACGCTGACCGCGATTGCGGATTTGAAGGCTTCGCCAATAAGCGAAGAGGCGATGGACATCCTGCGTGCGGAGAACGAGAAGCTGAAAACCGAAGTGGAAGAGTTTGCGGTTTTGACTTCGAGGCTCGCCCGACAACTGAAAAAAGCAGCACCAGACAATGAGTTGCCGGGAAAGGTTGCGGACTATCTGAAACGCACAGGGCGTCATGGTTCGCCACTACGAGAAGTCGGCTCTGGCGAGACGGCGGTAGTGACCCGAGAAATGATCGGCGCTGCGCATGACGTGATGCTGGCGAAGGGCGACTTCGTTTTGTCTGCCGCACTGCTGGAGCGCATTTATTTTGCGATGGAGCAGGCAGCGCCACCGCCACAAACGCCATTTGATACCTGCCCGACGTGTGAGGCGCTGGCCCGCACGGTGATGATGGATCAGACGGGTGCGGCATAACGCAGAAGTAAGCGGCGGCGTAAGCCGTCCGCTTGACCGACGTGTTAGCGGGAATTTTTACGGGAGGAAACGTGAGCGAAACCTATACCCCAGCGAACGGAACCGAAGGCGTTGCGTTCTTCGATTGCTGGTGCCGGCGCTGCGCCAGGGACAAGGCGATGCGCGAAGGCGCGGACTTCGACGAGTGCGACGACAATGAACTGTGCGACCTGATCGCGGCTGGATTCCGTGGGCCGGTGAAGGAATGGATCGAGGACGATTCCGGCCCGCGATGCACGGCGTTCGTTCCGGCCGGAAACACTGTGCCCGAAGTGGATACGCTGACGGGAGATTTGTTCGCATGACGCCGCTTGTCAAAGAGATGGTGTCGCTTGACCCGGAAGTGGCACTGTCGTGCATCTGGTTCGATATGGGCACACTGCCGCGCTACACGTTCGCATGGAGCGAACTGCCGGGAAACCGCCTGCCGTTCGAGAAGTGCGCCATCGTCGGCCGCGATAGCAAGGGCGACAAGTTCTTGGTGTGGGCCGCGCAGGGCGACGAAACGACGATCTTGCTCTTTGCCTGCGCGATGATGCCCGACCATTGGACGCGAACACCTGTCTTCGCCGTTGTGATGGCCGAAGGCGGTTGCCGAATCGGCGACGTGGAAGGCGAAGAGGAAATCACCAAGGACCAGGCCGCGCCCATCGTTGGCGTGCTGGCCGAATTCTTGAAGGGGACGAACCCGACCGGCTACCGCGCCACGGAGAAGGCCAACAGCATCACGAACAAGCGCCGCGCCGCAAAAGGCAAAGCGCCGTTGATCTACGACTGGCATACGGTAGTGATTGAGCCAGCGAAGCCGAGCGGTGAATGCTTGGGCGGGACACATGCCAGCCCGAGGCAGCACGAACGGCGCGGGCACTGGCGGACATGCGCGAACGGCAAACGGGTTTGGGTGCGGCACTGCACGGTAGGCGACGCGAGCAGGGGTACTGTTTTCAAGGACTACAAAGTCAGCGACGGCGGGACGGCAATGCCCGCTAACGACCAGCATAACCGGCCCGCTTCAGCGGGTCCGGGTTGATGCGCCAGTTGGGCGCGGGAGGTGAGAGATGAGGACATACGTTGTTTGGTGCCCGGACCTGGGCCAGGAGCAGGAAGACGGCGCGACGATCCCGGCGACTGACCCCGCCGATGCGGCAGAAGGGTGGGCGGAATGGCACGACCTCAGCAGTGCAGAATATCGGATTGCCAGCGGGCGCGAGGAGATCGTGATAGTCCGCGACGTGGAGACCGGCGAGCAGCGCGAATGGATTGTGCGCGGCGAGGCGATGCCGTACTACACGGCGCAGCCTGGGGAGTCCGCGACGATCCGGGCGCAGGTGGCGCCTGGTCGGTGGGAGGATGTACCTAGACGTAGCGAGGCAAACAAATGAAATGGCAGCCGATTGAGACCGCACCCACAGACGGCACACGCATCTTGCTACGCGGCAGGAACGGCAAGATTGCTGATGGACACTATGGGCAGCCGGATGGGTTTGCAAACCCTAAGCGGTTTGTTTGGCCGTACATCAATGCAACCCCGACACATTGGGCTCCACTCGCGTTGATTGCTGCCGCGGCGGAATTGCTCGCGGCTGCAATGAAGGTGAACGCATTGAGCATCCAGACCGATGCGCACAAGGAATTGCGTGCCGCCATCGCCAACGCAACCGGTGATGACGATGCTGCGCCCGAATGCACCTGCGCGGCGAAAGACATGACGTTTGGCCGATGCTGCAAGGTGACGCCCAACGGCGAGGTGAGGGGCGCGAGCCGGCTTGCCGGCGAAGCGTCCAGCGCCGAAGGCGCGACCTCGACCGACGTGTTAGAGGGCGACAACGGAGGCAAGAGATGAACGCAACCGAACAGCATGTGGCGATGGCGGCGAAGATGTACGAATGCCGTGCTGCGGCTCGCCGGCTCTTGGGCGACAAGTTCAACCAGCAGATGGACGAACGCGCCCGCGTGGTGAGAGCGGTAGCGAAGCGCGACAACTGCAACGAAATCGTTGCCGGGGCGACGGTGATCAAGGAAGCCGGGCTACAGGGCATGGACGCGCTGCTGCTGATGGCGGCAGTAGTGGAAATGACCGAGCCCTCTAACGCTAAGGTAACCGGCCTTGCGCCGCTTTTAGAGGAAATGAAATGACAACGCCTATTGCGCAAGATCCGATTGACGTAACTGTTAGCCAGTCGACGCCGTTACTGCCGTGCCCATTCTGCGGAGCTGAGGTGACGATGGGGAGGAACCGAGGAGGCTCGAAGATCATTTATTTCCAGGTCGAGTGCGATGAGTGCGGCGCCATCGCCGGCAGCGGATACACCACCGAATCTGCCGCCGCGAAGAACTGGAACAGGCGGGCTAACGCCTGAGATAACCGGCCCGCTCCAGCGGGTCCGGTTGATCGAAAAGTTAGGGGACGGTGAAAATATCTCTTGACATTGTTTGATTGCGCACTACAATACACACATCAACCAACGAAACGGGAGAACTAAAATGCAAAGCAAAATTCACCACTACGAAGTTTTGACACAGTACGGAAAAGAGCCTATCGCCTCGTTTCTGGAATGGAACGATGCCGTTGCTTTTGCTGGTTGCCGTGACATCCGGCTCATTTACAGATGAACTACGACTACGTGCCGAAAGCCCCGCAAGGGGCTGTAAAGCGGATATTCCGCTGTTCAGCTTGCGAACGTGCCTATACAGAATTTGTTCTGGCAAAGCACTGCGCTTGCTCAAACAAGGTTGAGCAACTGAAGGAGTGCCCAGAATGCAAAAGTTTCTGGCCGCTCGACAAGAAAACGTGTTGCGTGGATTTGCCATGATCTGCCTTGTATGCAAAAACGCGATGCGCACAAGAACCGGGCCTCACGGGGAGTTTTATTACTGCCCACACGGAAACCACGGAACTATAAGCGTATCGAAATACGACGCAATAGTTAAATCTCTCCCAAAGGACGGATTGCCAATCGGCGGCAAAGACCCGTTGATGCAGGCGGTTGAGAGAACGCAGGCCGCGCTAGGGTATGGAGCAATGACCGATCTTGAACGGTTCTACATAGACAGCCCAGTGTATGACGAAGATGACTTTTGGCAGGACATACGGCCTCATGGATAAGAAAACACGAGGCGGCGCGGGGAGAGGCCAAGGCCGCAAACCGGTAGCGGAAGGACAGCCTACCGTTACTGTAAGCCTTCGCATGACGGTAGCGCAGCGGGACAAGCTGCAACGACTCGGCGGCGCGAAGTGGGTACGCCAAAGGATCGACAAGGCGAAGTCCCCTAACTACAATTAGCCGGCGAACACAACGGAGAACGACGATGGCCGAACGATTGGAAATGACGGTGAAGATGCAGGTAACGCCCGCGCAAGCATTGGCGTTGCAGGCGATGTTTCAGCACTGGAACCGCCTGGCAAGTTGGGGCAGTAGTCGCATGATCGGATTTTTCGTGGATGGCGACGGCAACTTCAAACCGAGGTGCGATATTGCGTTCTCGGAGCCGCTGCCGGTACTGACTGACGAGCTGGCGAAGGCGGCGATTGCTTCCGATGACGGGCACGGAACGCTGAACTTCGACTTTGATGGAGTGGCGTGGCGACTGCATGACTTGCCGGCCAACGAAAAAGTCAGCGGCGCCGGTACGGCGTCCGCTGGACTGCCGGGTTAGATGTCACTGCGATGAACCTACGAAGCGGCGAAAGCATAAGGGTTGTGCATCCACTGTTCCAAGTGGAGGGAGGCGGTTCGACTCCGACCTCGCCGCTCCAATTACACGTTGGCGAGATTTCGCTAGATATGGCAATACGCCTGAACGAACTTTGGCATAGCAGATTGCCAAACGTGGTTAAAAACAACGTGCAGAGGGTTCGGCACTTGGCCTGCTTTTGCGCGGAACACGACGGAATTTACTACGCCTCGGCGATTTGGACTGACCCGATAGCGCGGCTTTTGAATGGGCGCAATTGGCTGGAGTTGAGGCGGATGGCGATTGCAGAAGATGCGCCGAAAAACACAGCAAGCCGAATGCTCAAGATTATGGCAATGCAGATTAAGCGGAAGTGGCCGCATATTGAGCGGCTGGTAAGTTACCAAGATTGCGAAGTGCATACCGGAACCATCTATGCGGCGGCAGGATGGAAAGCGGAAGCCGAGAACAAAAGCGGCGACTGGATACGCAAGAACCGTGACCGGCGAGAGGCCCAAGCGCCGGGGATGAAAGTGCGGTGGGGCCGTGACATCTAAC